AAGATGGAAGAAACCTTGGTGGCTATGCGCCAGCAAGAAGAAACGGCTATTCAAGACAATGTAGACCTGATTGTTGAGGCCATCAAAGTGATGGAGAACAAGGTCACTGCACAGTTAGAGGTTGCCAAGTCCATTGTTCCTGAGAAGGGTGACAAGGGAGACAAAGGCGACAAGGGTGCTGATGGCCTTCAAGGTGTAGATGGCAAGAATGGGTTAAATGGTGCGCCAGGAAAAGATGGCGTAGATGGTGCAGATGGTGTTTCTGTAACAGATGCCAAGATTGACTTTGATGGTTCGTTGATTATTACCTTGTCAACAGGCAAAGAGTTGAATGTTGGTGAAGTAGTTGCACCTGACTTGGCAGAAAAGATCAAAGTCATCAGCACCATGTCTACCAATGGGGCGGTGGCTATCCTAGACGAAGGCACAAGCATCACAAGTGGTGTTAAGAAGATCAATTTTGTTGGTGCAACTGTTACTGCCACCAATTCAGGGGATGATGTAACTGTAAATGTAAGCGCAGGGACGGGAACAGTAACAAGTGTTGCGGCTAGTGGTGGCACAGGTATCAGCGTTAGTGGTAGTCCAATCACAACTACTGGTACTTTAACTATTACTAATACCGCACCAGATCAAACAGTTGCGTTAACGGCTGGTACAGGTATCAGCACAAGCGGAACGTATCCTAATTTTACTGTTACTAACTCTGCGCCAGATCAGACAGTTGCTTTGACCCAAGGTGGTACAACAACAATCACTGGTACTTATCCTAACTTCAACATTTCTTCTGCTGACCAGTATCAAGGAACAGTTACTGCCGTTACAGGAACTTCTCCAGTAGTATCTAGCGGAGGAGCAACCCCTGCAATTAGCCTAGCATCTGGATATGGTGATACTCAGAACCCATACGCAAGTAAGACTGCTAACTTTATTTTAGGCGCACCTAATGGGGTTTCTGGAGTACCAACATTTAGGGCAGTTGTTGCCGCAGACATTCCTACATTAAATCAAAGTACAACAGGTAGTGCCGCAACTCTTACAACAGGAAGAACATTAGCCATTACAGGTGACTTGGCTTACACAAGTCCAAGTTTTGATGGATCTACAAATGTGACTGCCGCAGGAACACTTGCCACAGTTAACACAAATGTAGGATCGTTTACCAATGCAACTCTTACAGTAAATGGCAAGGGTCTAATTACTGCCGCATCAAGTGGAACTGCCCCAGTTACATCGGTAACTGCAACAAGTCCAGTTGCATCAACTGGTGGAGCAACCCCTGTAATTTCAATGCCAGCCGCAACTACTTCTGTAAGTGGCTATCTTACTTCTACCGATTGGACTACTTTTAACAATAAAGGTTCTGGGACAATTACCTCAGTAACGGGTACTGCCCCAGTAGTATCTAGTGGCGGCACAACTCCCGCAATTAGCATGGCGGCGGCTACTACATCTGTAAGCGGTTATTTAACGTCTACTGATTGGACTACCTTTAACAACAAAGGGTCAGGTACTGTAACGAGCGTTGCGGCAACCGTCCCATCGTTCCTGTCTGTCTCTGGTTCACCAATTACAACAACTGGCACATTAGCAATTACATTGTCTGGTACTGCGTTGCCTGTTGTGAATGGCGGTACAGGTGTTACAACTTCTACTGGAAGCGGTAATGTTGTCCTTTCTACTAGCCCAACACTAACAACACCAGTTTTAGGTACACCGACTTCTGGCACTTTAAGTAATTGCACAGTTGATGGCACAGATGCCGTTGGGTTTAGAAATGTGCCTGTCAACTCACAGTCTGCCAATTACACATTGGTGCTTGCCGATTCTGGCAAAACCATATTGCATCCATCAGGTGATGCCAATGCTAGAACATTTACTATTCCATCAAATGCAAGTGTGGCGTATGCAATTGGCACAGTAGTTACGTTTATCAATATGACTTCGCAAGTGGTAACTATTGCTATAAATACTGACACTATGTATTTGAGTTCTGCTGGCACAACGGGATCAAGAAGTTTGGCGCGATATGGTTCTGCAACAGCATTAAAAATAACCTCTACCAATTGGCTTATTTCTGGAAGTGGTTTGACATGAGTGGTTCACAGCAAGCGGTGTACATGAACCATCGTTCTTTTGCACCACCAACACCAGTACCAGTAATAGCAGTTAGTAGTGTTGGATTTCCTTATATACAAGTTTATCCTTGGAGTTCTGGCTTTGGTACTAAGTACACCAATCCTGCTACGTTGCCAGGCTCAAACGGTCGTGGTGTTGCATTTAGTCCTTCTGGTGCAGACATAGCTGTTGCTCACAGTAGCTCACCGTTTATATCAGTTTATCCGTGGTCATTTGGTTTTGGTACAAAATATGCTAATCCTGCTACGTTGCCAGGCTCAATTGTGGGTAACGCGGTTGCATTTAGTCCTAGTGGCGCAGACATAGCTATTGCTCATTTTTCAGCACCTAATGTATCGGCTTATCCTTGGAGTTCTGGCTTTGGTACTAAGTACACCAATCCTGCTACGGCTCCAACAGGTGAAGGTTTGGGTATTGCATTTAGTCCTAGCGGTGCAGACATTGCAATTGCTCACAGTAGCTCACCGTTTATATCTACTTATCCTTGGAGTTCTGGCTTTGGTACAAAGTACGCTAATCCTGCTACGATGGTACCTTCTAGGGGTTTTGGTGTTGCATTTAGTCCTAGTGGCGCAGATATAGCTGTTGTCAACCAAACCACGCCTTATATACAAGTTTATCCTTGGTCATCTGGTTTTGGTACTAAGTACGCTAATCCTGCTACATTACCAACAGGTAATGGGCGTGGTGTTGTTTTCAGTCCTAGTGGTGCAGACATAGCTGTTTCTCACTTTACTTCGCCTTTTATATCAGTATATCCTTTTACTTCTGGCACTGGTTTTGGCACAAAGTACGCTAATCCCGCTACTTTGCCAACAGGCAATGGAAATGGTGTTGCATTTAGTCCTTCTGGTGCAGACATAGCTGTTGCTCACGTTACTTCACCTTTTATATCGGTCTATCCTTGGTCATCTGGCTTCGGTACTAAATATGCTAACCCTGCTACCTTGCCAGGGTCGGAGGGTACTTGTGTAACATTTAGTCCTTAAAAGAAAAAATATGAACAAACATGAAATTTTAAAAGACGCACTTGTTGCAAGAGAACAAGAAATTATGGGTTATCAAATTAACATTGATAACTATGCTCTTGCAATTGAACACATCAAAGCCAGCGGTGATGAAGACTTAGCAGATTTCTGTCAAAAACTAGAGGCGCTGTTGGCATCGGAAAAATTAGAGCAAAAGAAAGCCAAGGTTATGCGTTTTGTTGTCCAACAGCAATTAGGAGAAGATTGATGTATGCACAGCAACTTGATGGGGCATGGCGTGAGTTGGCTGGAAACATTCGTTTTTCGCCAGACATTTTCCAAACGGCTGAGTCTTTGTCAGATGAACAACGACAAGAACTTAATGTTTATTTTATTGAGGATGCCCTACGATCAGAACTTACAAACACACAGAAGTATGGCGATCCCGTTTTTACAATTAGCGGTGCAATAGTAGAAAGATCGTACCCAGTTGTAGATAAGACAGACGAGGAAATACAAGCAGAGTCTTTAAGCAAGGCAGAGGAAGTGCGAACTGAACGCAATCAAAAACTAACAGACTCAGATTGGACGCAGTTAGCAGATGCTCCTGTGGACAGAACGGCATGGGCTACTTATCGCCAAGCATTGCGTGGTATTCCCATTCAATCAGGGTTTCCTTATAGCGTAGTTTGGCCTGATGCTCCATAACTAAACAATGTCCAAGGCAATTGATAAATTACAAACAGAGATGATATTGGCACATATTGCCAAGAAAAGGAAACCAGTGACCCCAGACCTACAAAAGTATTACGAAGATCGCTTCTCAATGATGGGAAGTGATGGGTGGAAAGACTTGGTGGAAGATATTGACACCATGATCTCATCGTTGAATAATATATCTGTTATCCTTGACGAACAAAGCCTACAATTCAAAAAAGGTGAACTTTCTATACTTACTTGGCTGAAAACCTTGAAAGAGGTCAGCGAGAGAGCATACGAGGAACTAAATGAAAAG